ATGCAACCACACCAACAACGCGTCATAGATGAGCTAACAGAACTCGATGAGAAGATTGAAAAGTTATCTGATTTCATCGGTGGTGCCATCTATAACGGGTTAGACGAGACTGATCGCGTTCTGCTAGCTATGCAGCTATCAGTAATGAAAGCATATTCTGAGATTCTGCATAAGCGGATTAACCGATTCTGATTTTACAAAATTCTGCAAAGCATCCGAAAAGGGGTGCTTGATAGAGGTTTGTATAGGTTTTCGACTACCGAGATGTCGAGATTGCACGGGGTTATATTTCAATACATAGCAGGAAATTCCAAATGACAGAATTAACACCATCGCAACGAATGAGGTTGGAGATACTCCGACTGGTAATGAACGACACGGCAGCGGCACAAAAGGCCATTGAGTTTATCGGTGATGACACACTCAAGTTTGAGCTGTTCAAGGATCAATACAAACTCGTGCAAACCGAGTCCGGTGTTGTGGCCAGAACTGATAAATCCATTCGCAATGCTCAAGAGGCATTGAGTCTATTCAAGTAGTTCATCACACAGCCTATTCATAGAGTGGGCTGGATAATGAGTTAAGGAGGGAATATGGCAGCACCAAAAGGAAATAGATTCTGGGAGGCTAGAAGCAGTCATGGACGAAAGCCGATATTCGAATCGCCTGAACAGTTATGGGTGGCTTGCACTGAATATTTCGAATGGGTAGAAGAGAATCCGCTATATGAGATGAAAGCATTTTCCTTTCAGGGCGTAGTGACGCAAGAAGCTCTACCTAAGATGCGAGCCATGACGCTAACAGGGCTGTGTTTGTTTCTCGATATCAGTGAAGACACATGGCGACTATACCGTGCCAGAGAAGACTTTATCGAGGTCACCACGCGAGCAGAGAAGATTATTTACGATCAGAAATTCTCTGGTGCAGCGGCTGATCTATTGAATGCAAACATTATAGCCCGTGATTTGGGGCTGAAAGAGCAGCAGCAAGTTGAAGACGTGACACCTGATAAGGGAGATCGCGACAAGCGCCGCTCTCGTATTAAGGAGTTATTGAGCCGTGGTGGAAGAAGCGATTCTTGATGAACTGAGCGAGGATGAGCAGATAGAACTGCTTAAGTTACTCGAAGAAGAGAATACCTACAGAGAAACCCATCAGCTTTACGAGTTCACCCCATACGGTAAGCAGAGAGACTTCATTGAAGCAGGGGGTGAATATTCTGAACGTTGCTTCATGGCGGGTAACCAGCTAGGTAAATCGTTTACTGGAGGCGCAGAGGTTGCATTCCATCTTACCGGGCGTTACCCAGGAACCAAAGGTTATCCCGATGATGGTGCATGGCAAGGTGATTGGGGTGGCAAGAGGTTCTATGAACCTGTCGTATTCTGGGTTGGCGGTGAGACAAACGAAACCGTAACCAAAACTACCCAACGTATTCTTTGTGGGCGTATCGAAGAGAATGGAGACCCCGGATACGGGTCAATACCGAAAGAGGACATCATAAGCTGGAAGAAATCACCATTCTTCCCGAACCTTGTCGATCACCTTCTGGTAAGACACCGCAATCCAGACGGAGTAGAAGATGGTATGTCTCTCTGTTATTTCAAGCCTTACTCGCAGGGTCGTGCTCGTTGGCAGGGCGATACAATACACGGTGTCTGGTTCGATGAAGAGCCACCTTATAGTATTTACAGTGAAGGTCTGACTCGTACAAACAAATACGGTCAATTCTCCCTGCTGACATTTACTCCACTGATGGGTATGTCAGATGTCGTCACGAAATTCTTGAAGAGTCCAAGCAAAGCACAGAAGGTTGTCACCATGACAATCTATGATGCCGACCATTACACCGATAGCCAGAAAGAACAGATAATCGCTTCTTACCCTGAGCATGAGCGCGATGCTCGTTCTCGCGGAATCCCTACAATGGGCAGCGGGAGAATCTTTCAGATACCCGAAGAAACCATCAAGTGTCAGCCGTTCGAGTGTCCCGATCACTTCTACGTTATCAATGCCTGCGACTTTGGATGGGATCATCCTCAAGCCCAGATACAGCTCTGGTGGGATAAAGACGAAGATATCATTTATGTCGCAAGAGTCTGGAAGCAGAAAGAGAAGACAGCCACTGAAGCATGGAGCGCTGTCAAAGCATGGAGTCAAAAGATCCCGACCGCTTGGCCTCACGATGGTAACCAGCATGAGAAAGGCGGCGGTGAGCAGTTGAAAGAGCAGTATGCAGACGCTGGATTCATAATGCTGAAAGAGTACGCGACTTGGCCTGAAGGTGGCAACGCCGTTGAGCCAGGTATCGTAGAAATTAGAGACATGATGCTCGAAGGTAGGTTCAAGGTATTCAATACCTGCGAGCCTTTCTTTGATGAATTCAGGCTCTATCATCGGGATGAAAACGGCAAGATAGTTAAGCTCAACGACGACATTCTTTCTGCTGTTCGCTACGGATACATGATGCGCAGATTTGCCAGAATGATGCGTGATATCAAGAAACCCAAAGAGAAGAAAATGCCGGCACCCATCAGGCCGATAACAAGAGGTAGATAATGGCCGAAAATACAAATAGCAGGCTGGAGGCAATTCTACAGCGGTTTGATGAGGATTGGACAGCCAGCGAAGAAGCCAGAACCGAGGCGCGTAACGATCTATTCTTTAGTCGTGTGTCGCAATGGGACGACTGGCTAAACAAATATACAACCCTGCAATACCGTGGGCAGTTTGATGTCGTACGCCCTGTGGTGCGCAAACTGGTGGCAGAGATGCGCCAGAACCCGATTGATGTGATGTACCGACCCAAAGAGAGCGCCAATCCTGATAGTGCCGATGTTCTGATGGGCATGTACCGAACAGACATGAGGCACAACACGGCTAAAACATCGGTAAACATTGCCGTTCGTGAGCAAATAGAGTGCGGTGTTGGTGCATGGCGCTTAGTGACGGACTATGAAGACCAAGACCCGACCAGTAATAATCAGGTCATTCGTCGCGTTCCCATTCACGGTGCTTGCTCCCATGTCATTTGGGACGGTAATAGCCAGCAGATGGACAAATCTGATGCAAAGCACTGCACCATCATCCATTCACTGAGTAAAAATGGTTGGACGGCATTTGCTGAGGAGTTCGGGTTAGATGGTGATGATATTCCCACATTTCAGAGTCCCAATACATGGTCGTTCCCGTGGTTCACGCAGAACACTATTCATGTAGCAGAATACTACGAGGTAGAGGAAAAGAAAGAACTCGTATTTATCTACCAAGATCCGTTATCCGGCGAACCTGTCAGCTATTTCAAGCGCGAAATCAAAGACGTGATCGATGAGCTGGCTGATAAAGGGATGGTCAAGATAGGTGAGCGCAAGGTTAAGCGTCGCCGTGTCTATAAAACCATTTTGTCATGCTCTGCCGTCCTGAAAGATAGAGAATTGATTGCAGGTGAGCATATACCCATTGTTCCAGTGTTCGGCGAATGGGGATTCGTGGATGATAAAGAAGTTTATGAAGGTGTAGTCAGGCTAACCAAAGACGGGCAGAGGCTACGCAACATGATCATGTCATTCAATGCTGACATCGTAGCCCGAACGCCGAAGAAAAAGCCGATATTCTGGCCTGAGCAAATCGCTGGTTATGAGTATATGTACAGCGGTACAGATGATTATCCGTATTACCTGATGAACAAAACGGATGAAAATAACGGAGATATGCCTACTCAGCCGATCGCCTACATGGATAATCCAGAAGTACCACAGGCTAATGCCTATATGTTGGAGGCGGCGACTAATGCAGTGAAATCCGTTGCTACAGTGGGTGTTGATTCTGAGGCGGTGAACGGTAATCAGGTAGCATTCGATACCATCAATCAGCTAAATATGCGGTCAGACCTAGAAACCTATGTGTTTCAGGACAATCTATCTACCGCCATGCGCCGAGATGGTGAGATATACGCCTCAATCGTCAATGATATCTATGATGTACCCCGCCATGTGGTCATGACGTTGCCTGATGGTAGCGAGAAAGACGTGCAGGTTATGTCTGAGGTCGTGGATCTAATGACGGGGCAACGTGCAGTACTCAATGATGTTCGCGGGCGTTATGAGTGCTACACCGATGTTGGCCCATCGTTCCAATCCATGAAAGAGCAGAATAGGGCTGAGATTGGCGAGTTATTGAAATCGGTTCCCATTGAGCATCCGGCGTGGAATGTCCTGTTATTGCAGTTCCTGTCATTGCTGGATGGAAAAGGTATCGATATCACCCGTGAGTACGCCACCAAACAGCTTGTTATACAAGGACTCAAGAAACCAGAGACACCGGAAGAGGAGCAGTGGTTAGCTGAGGCTCAGCAACAATCTCAGCAGCAACAAGATCCAATGATGGTGGCAGCAATGGCAGAGCAAGAAAAAGCGCAAGCTGAAATCGTCAATGCACAGACCAGAGCACAAGAGACACAAATCAAAGCATTCACCGCTCAGCAACAGGCTCAAGAATCACAGGCGAACACCATCTACAGACTGGCTCAGGCTAGGAACATAGATGAAAAAGCCGTGATAGACGCTATCAAATTGCTGAATGAGGTTGCTAAACAGCAACAATCCAACATCCCTACCGCCAATACCGGCGAGATCCCTCAAACCATGTGAGAGAGTAATAAACATGAGTGATACCAACGAAATTCAGGCTACTGAAGCATTAACCCTGTCCGGTACTCAGGCGGCGGCATCCACTGAGAACCATGTTGATAATGCCAATTCAACGGGGCAGAGCGACGGATTTGATATTGTCCTGAGTGACGATGAGACCCAGAAACAAGACCCGGCAACTAATGCCCATTTTGCAGCCAAGCGTATCGAACGCAAGCGCCAGCGCGAGTTGGAGCAGCAAATGGAGGCAGTGCAGCGCGGAGAGTTACCGGAGGATTTACGGGTAAAACCTGAGTTACCCACACAGCCAGATATCAATAATTATCTGTCTGATGATGCATTGGCGAAATATGACTATGACCAGTCTCGTGCATTAGCAGCATTCCAACAAGACAATCTTGAATGGCAAATGAACGCGATGGATGCCCGCAGCAATGCAGTAGCGGAGCAGGGTCGCAAAACTCAGGCGTTTACCCAGCAATCAGCGCACATTGTCGAGTCAGCAAGGAAACACTATGACGCCGCAGAAAAACTTAACCTGCCTGATTATCAGGAGAAAGAGGACGCTTTCCGCCAAGTCGTACCGCCCGGTATTGATACGGAAATTATGCATCTCTTCCCGGAGAAGTCGGCTGCGATCATGTATCACCTGGGCGCAAATCCAGAGAAAGCGCGGCAACTGCTGACACTCGGTAACCAGCAAGCGTTAATTGAACTTACGCGCCTTGCTGACAAGTTAACTATCAAACCTCGCGGTAAGCAAATCTCTGCCGCTCCTCCGGCTGATGCACCATTAAGTGGCGATGTTACCGCTGCTAATCGTGACGCTATCCAGAAACAGATGGATGCAGCAGCAAGCAAGGGTGACGTAGGGCTTTACCGCAAGCTAAAACAACAATTGAAAGGAATTTGAAATGGCTTTAGATGAAGGTCAAGTGATCACATACATGGTCGATGAGATAATGGAGACCGTGGAAAACCTCACACCCATGGCGCAGCGTGTAGAAAAATATGCACCGCCTGCGGGTGATATGCAGCGTTCACAGAATACCGTGTGGATGCCACTGGAACAGGAAGCGCCTACCCAGCAGGGGTGGGATCTCACCAACAAAGAAACAGGTATATTGGAGCTGTCCGTTAAGTGCAACATGGGCGTGCCTGATAACGATTTCTTCCAGCTTCGTGCGGATGATCTGCGTGATGAGCGTTCCATACGTCGCCGCCTCAAAGCATCCGGTCAAAAACTGGCGAATAACGTTGAGATGGCTATCGCTAAGCAAGCTGTGGAAATGGGTTCTCTGGTTGTGGCAAGTCCAGAACCAATCGGCTCAGCTAAAACGGGCTGGGATTTCATTTCTGAGGCGGAGGCGCTGATTTTCTCTCGTGAATTGAATCGCAGCGCGGGTCTGTCTTTCTTCTTCAACCCGACAGATTACCGTGGGGCAGGTCAGGATCTGACAAACAAAGACTTTTACGGTCGGATTCCAGAGGATGCGTACAAGTCTGGGACTATCCAGAAGCAGATCGCCGGATTCAATGACGTTCTGCGCTCTCCGAAAATGCCCTCTCTACCAGCGTCTACAGCGACAGGCCTCACTGTTTCTGGTGCCCAGAAGTTCAAGCCTCAAGCATGGATTGCTGATGCTGATGGAAACCGCGAGAACGTAGATAACCGTACTGCTGTCGTTAAGTTGAGCGGCGCTGGTTTGAAACGGGGTGATAAGATTTCTTTCGCTGGGGTGAAATATCTGTCTCAGATGGCGAAGAACATTCTGACACAAGATGCAACATTTTCCGTTGTGGCTGTGAACGGGAGTGATGTCACTATCACGCCAAAGCCTGTTGCACTCAGCGACGACAAGTTAACACCGGAAGAGCGCGCCTACGCCAACGTGAATATTTCGCTGGCTGATGGAATGGCAGTCAATGTACTGAACATCAAGACTACACAGGCTAACGTGTTCTGGGCTGATGATTCTATCCGTCTGGTGTCTCAACCGATCCCAGTCAATCATGATCTGTTCTCTGGCATGAAGACTCGGAGCTTCTCAATTCCTAACGTGGGGCTGAATGGTGTTGTGGCCTACCAAGGGGATATCGGCACATTGTCCGGTAAGTGCCGTATTGCGCTGTGGTACTCCGCATGTGCGGTTCGTCCAGAGGCTATCGGCGTTGGGTTAGCTGGTCAGAAATAATTACAGGGGGCTTCGGCTCCCTTTTTCTTTTGAGGTAAATCATGCAAAAGATGCTCTACAAATCAGACGGCGACGTCAATGTCTGGGGAATGATGTTGCAAATCACGATCATTGAACCAGAGGAATTGGACGAATATTTGGCTGATGGCTGGGTTGAACATCCCATGGATACGTTGAAATCTAAGCCAGTGAATCTCGGCAAAGGTAAGGTAGGTGAAAATGGGGCTGACAACAAAGAGTGATTTGGTTCAGGCAGCACTACGTAAGCTGGGTGTTGCTTCCAATGCCACGTTATCCGATATCGAACCGCAATCAATGGAAGATGCTATTAGTGATTTAGAGTTGATGATGGCGGAATGGTATCAGGACGGCGCAGGCATTGATGCCGGATATCGATTTGCAGAGGGTGATAGTTTACCCGCTGACGGTGACGATCACGGCATGAAAAGTGGCGCTATCAGTGCTGTTATTCATAACCTCGCTGTGCGGATTGCCCCAGATTACGCCATTGAGCCGCCAATAAAGATCATCAACACAGCCAGATACGGCAAAGAGCTTTTGTATAAGCAATCTGCCATATCTCGCGCCAAGAAATCACGCTCTGATTATCCAGCACGAATGCCTATTGGTTCAGGTAATCATTGGGCGACTGTTAACGGCTGGCATTTTTATCCCGGGGACAAACCACATGCCGATTCAACAACTCCCCCTGATGAAGGGGACAGGTAAAGACTATCGCACAGCGGATTATGTCGATTTGCTTCCGGTCAACATGTTGGCCACACCGAAAGAAATACTGGGTTCCTCTGGCTATCTCCGCTCCTTTCCTGGCATAACAAAACGCACTGATGTTACGGGTATCTCGCGAGGGGCTGAGTTCAATACTAAAGAATCGGCTGTTTATCGCGTGTTAGGGAGTAAGTTGTATAAATCCAACAATGCTATTGGTGATGTCTCCGGCTCCGGTCGTATCAGCATGGCACATAGTTACAATAGTCAAACAGTAGCGGCCAATGGTGTGATGTCATTGTATTCCTATAACGGTGCAGTCAAACGATTGGAGAACTGGCCAGCCTCGTCTAAATTCCAACAATACGAAATCGGCTCTGTGCGTGATATCTGCCGATCCCGTGGGCGCTATATCTGGGCAAAGGACGGCACTGATACATTCGGCGTGACTGATCTTGAGGATGAATCACATCCAGACCGTTATCGTGCATTGTATCGGGCGGAGTCTCAACCAGACGGCATCATCGGCATTGATACATGGCGTGACTTCGTGGTCTGTTTCGGTTCATCAACCATTGAGTATTTTTCTCTGACAGGTGCGACTGATACACAGGCCGCTATCTATGTCGCTCAGCCCTCATTAATGGTGCAGAAAGGCATTGCTGGCACGCATTGCAAAACAGTGTTCGGTGATTCCCACGCCATTATCAGCCATCAGGCCACGGGTGCGCCATCGGTCTATGTCATTCGTCAGGGACAAGTAGCCCCGATAGCCACGGCATCAATAGAGAAGATACTGAGAGACTACACAGCGGATGAACTGGCTGCTGGTGTGATGGAAACGGTGCGGTTCGATGCACACGAATTATTGATTATCCATCTACCACGTCATGTCCTGTGTTATGACGCAGCAGCCAGCCAGAACGTGCCGCAATGGTGCATCCTAAAAACAGGTCTGTTCGATGATGTTTATCGCGGTATCGATTTCATATTTGAAGGTAATCAAATCACGGTAGGCGATAAGCGTGAATCTGTGACCGGGCAGCTTAATTTCTCAGCATCTGACCAGTACGGGCAGCAGCAGGAGCATTTGCTGTATACGCCAATGTTCAAAGCCGACAACGCACGGGTATTCGATTTTGAGCTGGAAGCCTCGACTGGTGTATCTCAGTACGCTGACAGGCTATTCCTCTCTGCAACGGCTGACGGCATCAATTACGGTCGAGAACAAATGATCGAACAGAATGCGCCATTTGTTTATGACAAGCGGGTGCTTTGGCGGCGTGTTGGCCGTATCCGTAAAAATATCGGTTTCAAGGTCAGGGTTATAACCCGCTCCCCTGTCACTCTCTCCGGCTGTCAAATCAGGTTGGAATAATTATGGCTGATAATAATCTCAAAAATCCTGTAGAGATACAGGCGACTCGAATAGATGCAACGCTACTCCCTAGTAATTTCTCCCAGCCCTATTTTCTGTATGTTGTTCAACAGGGAGCTGATTTAGGGAATGTGGCGAATAAGGCTAATCAGGCAGGTGATGGAGCCTATGATGCTCAGATAAAAAACGATGAGCAAGATGTTGTGTTGGCAGATCATGAAAAGCAACTTGCCGACCATGAAAAACGGATCACCTCAGCAGAAGAAACCCTGGTCAATCATGAACAGCGGATAACGGCTGTTGAGAGCGATGTAAAGACAATCAAATCTGATTACATTTCGAAATCTGCTACGACAGTGCAATCTCTAGCATCACCCCTGAATGTCACCACATCCTATTCAATTGGTGGCGTTCAGGTGGTAGGTGCTCGTGTAACCGGATTCACAGCGTCAACGGGTTCAGCACTGAAAGACGGCTTTAATGCAGACCAATCTTACGCTATCGGTTCCACATACTCGCAAGCTGAGGTTCAGGCGTTAGCTGCTGGACAGATTCAGGCAAGGCAACGAATCAAGGCACTGGAAGATGCACTTCGAGTACACGGACTTATCGACTAATGACCAAAATAGACACTATCACTGGTTCACAACTTATGCGGTTGTGGGGCGTTCCGTCATGGGTGGATTATCCCGCCGATTATTATCTCTGGCAAGGCTGCGGTGTATTTGTGGTGATTGAACGAGGCGAACATGTTGAATTGCACATGGCGATGAAGAAAGGCGAAAGACACCGCTCCAGTGATGCCGCCAGCGATATTCTTTCATTGATTGGCAATAGGGTTATCCATGCGCCGATCCTGTCTACATCCAAACATGTTTGTAATCTAGCGCGGAAATTTGGCTTTCATCTGCAATCAGATGATGTCGTTGAACTCATTGATGGGCGCAGAGAACAATTATTTTTAATGGTTAGGAGTTAATTATGGGTGGAATAGTTAGCGGTGTTGGTAATGCTGTAGGTGGGATAATCGGTGGTATTGGTGCAATGAAAGGCGCTAAAGAACAGTCCCGGTCAAACGACAGAGCCATTGATACACAACAGGAAATGTTTAAGCAGCAGAGTGAATGGCTATCACCGTTCCGTGAAGCTGGGCAGTCTGGATTATCTGGTCTACAAGGTTTGGCTGGTAAGCCTATTGACCGAAACGCCTTACTCGGTCAGTACTTCAATAGCCCAGAGTACCAGCAATTAGCAGAACAATCGCGTTACCAACAATTGGCCTCTGCTGAGGCAACGGGCGGATTAGGTTCGACGGCAAATGGTAATGCACTAGCCTCTATTGCACCGCAATTAGGCCAGAATTATCTGAACATGAAAACGGCCGAGCAACAAGACATGTATAACCAGTTGCTGGGATTAGTTAACGTTGGTCTGTCGGGTGCGGGTGCTCAGTCTGCGGCAGCGGCTAACAATGCGAATGCCCTCGGTTCGCTGTATAGCCAACAAGGGGCAATAAATGCAGGTAGAAAAGCGCTTCCTTGGCAGATTGCAGCAGGTGCTAGCAATAGTATCAATAACGGCGCATCGCAGGATATTAATCAGTTCGGCGGTATGGCCAGCAAAATGTTTGGCGGGATGATGGGGGGCATGTTCTGATGGTTCAGCCAATTAACTATTATGAATCTCTCATGCCTGATTTGGCAGGTCAGGCACTAAAGGAGACACAAAATAGGCTCGGTCAATCTCAATTGACGGGGCTAAACCTGCAAAACCAACAAATGCAGCAACAGATGAGCGAACAGCAAGCATTTAAACAGGCGTTACCCGGTGCTATTAATGATCCTCAAAAGTTGCGAGAACTGGCAGTTCAATACCCCTCTCAGTTACAAAATATTCAGGCTCAGTTGGGATTCAGGAGCGCACAAGATGTTGCAGCATTAGATAGTACGGTAAACCAATTGCAGTTAGCGATATCGACAGGTGATCCGCGCAATGTAGCGGCGGCATTGGTGCAGAATGCTGAGGTTATTCAATCTAAAGGTACTACACCTCAGCAACTCATGAGTATGTACGCGAACAATCCTGAGCAATTCAATGAGGTTCTTTTTACCGTTAAGCTGGGGACATTGAGTGCAAAAGACCAGCTTGCAGTGCTGGACAAGAAAGAAGGCCGGGAAATTGATCGCGGGAAATTGTCGGAGAGCATCCGCAGTAGTCAAGCGTCTGAGTCGCTACAGGCACGAGGCCAAGATATATCCGCAACCACAGCGCGCAGAGGGCAAGATATCCAAATGCGCGGGCAGGATATTTCCGCTGAAAATGCTCGTCTCGACAGGGAGATAAAAAAGTCTGCACTGGCTCAAAATGCCATTGACCGTCAATTGAAAACAGAAACAAATCAAATCAAGCTCGATGATTTACTTCTGAAACAGCAAGAGTTCAAACGGAAAGGCGAGCAAGCTAAAACTGATAAATATGATACTTATCTCAGTCAGGTCAATGCTATTGATCAAACCATCGGTACGGCAAACCGGATATTGGATAGCCCGGGATTTAATGGATATTTTGGGATTAACGTAAACCCCTTTGGTAACAGATACCTTCCCGGTACTGATGCCGCCAATACTGAGGCCTTGGTTGACACACTGAAATCACAGACATTTCTAGCAAACGTTCAGTTAATGAAGGGGCTGGGGGCATTATCTAATGCGGAAGGACAGAGGGTGACAGATGCTATAGGTAAGCTTTCTCCCTCTATATCAGAAAAAGCGGCCAAAGAAACGATTAAGACAATCATTTCCGTCACCAATAAGGGAAAGCAGAGACTGGATAATAAATTCAGTACGGAGGCGGAGAAATATAGAAAAGAGCAAGCGGCTCCATCCAGTAATCAAAGTGAATATTCAAGTTTATGGGGTGACTAATGGCTAAACCGTGGCGGGACGTTGTTGCGTCCTCACAATACCAATCGCTAAACCCACAACAGCAGGCAGCGGCGCAGGAACAATATTTCAATGAAATAGTTGTACCTAAAGCCGGTGATAAGGTCGAAGCCGCACGACAACAATTCTATGCAGCCTACCCATTACCACAACAGCAACAAGCGGGTAACCCAATCGCAGAAGCTGGAAAAGGCTTTCTTCAAGCTGGCGTAAACGTGGCTAATATTATTCCCAGCATTGGTGATGCGGTGGTTAGTGCTGGCGCTTGGGCGGGTGAAAAGGCTGGATTAGGTGATGGAACATACACACCCGCACAACGATTTGAGTTACCAAACAGTCTTAAGCCCCAAGATTCTTACGCTAAAATCGGCGCAGAAGTCGCGCCGTACTTAATACCGGGTGTTGGCACAGAGAAAGCCGCAGTAGCCCTTGGCTCCGTTGCCAATGAGGGTAAACTGGAGAGAGGCGCAACTAAACTGGCTGATATGGTGGCTGAAAATACTATAGGCGCATTGGCTCAGAACAGCTCAAAAGATAATGCGGGTGGGCTGGCGACTGATCTCGGTATTGGTACTGCTGCTAGCGGGGTGGCTAGGGTTGTCACTCCGGTTCTGGGTAAGGCGTTGAATGTCGTTGGTGAAAAGACAGGGCTGAATAAGCTATTTCGTGGAGCAGAGGAAGGTGCTGGAGCAGGTGGAGCCGGACAAGGTGCACCGCAACCTCCTCCTCAGAAACAACTAACGCCAGAAGAAACACTTCGCCAAATGGCAGCCCAGAAGAACCCCGACTTAGCTTCTTCCCTTCAAGGTCTTGATGTCAAAGTGCAGCCTGATATAAAAGCCGCCGCTGATAGACTTGGAATAACTGAGGATCTTCTCCCTTCCCATTTATCAGGCAACCAACAATATCAAGCCGTTGAACAGGCCATTAAATCCCGTGCTGGTTCGGCACTAAAGCAGCAAGAAGATGTGGCCATCCTGAAACTTTCTGAGAGTGCCGGAAAACTCATTGATGACGTTGCTAAAGCCCCTGATGCACTATCATTGAATCAGAAAATTATTGGACAGGTTGACAGCAGGATGGCAGCACTTGAGCATCGCAGTGATCAGCTTTATAAACAGGTTGATAATGCCATGCTGCCCGCAACCCGTGTTGAGGCTAATAATACAGCCGCAGCACTTGAGAGAAAGGCTGATGAATTAGGGGGCTGGGATAATCTGGACACGATTGAGAAAACTGTATTCAAGGCCGTTAACCCCAGTCAGGATGGTGTTCTTACCTATGCTAATTTAAATAAGCAGCGCCGTTTAGTTGGTCAGGCATTATTTAAAAATCGCGGCCCATACAAAGATGCCGATGAGGGAGCATTGCGATATCTTTACTCTCAGTTATCTAAAGATCAGCGGGCTGTATTAGGTGATGTGGGGGCTGGCAGGAACTTTGAAGTCGCTCAGCGTTTGGTTCAAATGCGTAAGGGGCTGGAAGATCAGATGGTGCAGTTGCGCGGCAAGAATCTGACAGGAGATATCGCGAATCGTAGCACACTGGCAGTTGCCTCTCTTGCGCGAGGGAATTCGAAACAGTTCTCTGAATTAATGAAGAATATCCCCAGTAGACAAATGCGCCAAGAAGTCGCCGGAACTGCCATCAGGGATATGTTATCAGCAGGTAAACGCGGGGCTGATTTCAATCCTGCTGGTTTTGCTGACTGGTATCAGAATCTCAGAACATCCGGCAATCTGCGTATTCTGGCGCAATATATGCCCCGTGAGTTTATGACAGGTCTTAATGATACTTATGTGGTGGCCAATGCTATCAGGCGCGCAAAATCATTCGAAATCACTACAGGGCGTTTGAATGATTTTACAAAACGCTTTGATGCAGTGACCGCACCTCATGAGTTAATGGCTAAATATGCCGGGAGAATCGGCACAATGGCAGGGACTAAATTAGGGCCATTGGGTGCCGTGGCGGGTGGTGCGTTGGGTGAAAATCTAGCTGTTCGTGCTAGAATGGCTGGTGGTGCAGGATCTTCGGAAGCGGCTGAGAAATTAATTTTATCCTCTGAATTTCAGCAAGCCACTAAAGGAATTGAAGTTCCTCCCGTAAGAGGAAAGAGCAAATATCGTAAAGTCTTTGATGAAGCCAAGCTTAGAACCTCTAAGCAATGGAGAGAGTTCTATGATTCACTACCAGATATTGATAAGCGCACAATTGCCCGTATCGGTGTTATTGGCTGGGTTAACCAGAACGAAGAAGGGCAGTAGCCCTTCTTTATTTTAATAGCCTATAACATGACATAAATGAAAGTTCAAAATCCAAAAGAAAGCAATCAATCTCATCGATTGTTTTTTCGTTATCAATCATTTCATTCATGAAGTTTTGTATATTAGATACTCCTGAAACGTAGAAAGTTGCATACTCACTACCTTCTGATAACGGCAAGTTGACGTTTTTTTCTATAAAATCTTCATTTAATGACCCATAACAGATAGAACTTAGTCGTGAATAGGTTGGGTAAAGACTTTCTGTTATATCCACCTCTTTGCCAAAAAAATCTCTAATAAAATCAGCGACACCAAACAGGTATTGGCATAATTTATATCTATCATCAATATCTAATTGATGTGGCAGACATCTTTTTTCTATAGCTATTTGACTGATAACTTTTGACGTTATTGCAAAAATAAATAGCTCGGCAGATCTTAGGTATTTGAGCTTTTTTTCGCTAATCTCAAAGTTACTGGAAGGCTCCGTTATACGTTTATCTTTTTTGTATTCTGAGTAAATTCTTTCTGCTATCCACAATAGCAAGCCAAAGAAAAACAAACCAATAGCAATTCCTCCAGGCTCGTCAAGCGAAAAAAAGAAACCTGATATTGTAAGTAGAAAAATGAAACAAACTCTTTTAAGTAAAGGACCAACCTTCTTCATACCATCACCTCACTGTTTATTTTTTGTTATATTACCCCAATCAAAGGAGATTGAACATGTCGATTGAAGAACGCTTAGATCGCCTAGAATCAGCGGTCAAAATCATGTCTATGAAGATGGCCAATCAAGAGCTTGAAGAATGTAACGCTGAGATTGAGAAAACTACAAAGCGCCTTGAAATCCTCAAGCAGTCGCGTGATAACCATCTTGCCGTGATTAGATCCGGTAACTATTTATAAGCATAGAAATGTCTTTATCTTCTGGGTCAAATGAATTTGATAGCTGGTCAAAGATAGCCTGCCTTTCTTCCTGTGGCAGCTTGGAATAAATGAGGAAAACCAGTTTTTGGAGCCTTATTATCTCTTTCTTTAGTTGTTCGGGTGATGATTGGTTATTGTTCCAGTTGTTCATTTTTTATCCTTTCATACAGTTTAACTAAAGCTTCGAATAGTATCTGTTTTTCTCAGATTCAACAAACCACCTAACGCCGCTTAACTGCGGATTTTTACATCCAAATTTCAACCAATACAGTATCCCCTGCTGGAATTCCGCACGTCTGGAGAACATAAATGTCAGAAATAATACCTAATGTCGTCGTCTCAATGCCGTCTCAGTTGTTTACTATGGCACGCTCTTTCAAGGCGGCCTCTAATGGCAGAATTTACATTGGCAAAATCGATACCGATCCGACCATACCAGAGAACCAGATTCAGGTTTATGTGGAACGCGAGAACGGTGATTTGGTTCCAGCACCACAGCCTATTATTATCAATACTGCTGGATTCCCTGTTTATAACGGTCAGATTGCTAAATTTGTTACCATACAGGGACATAGCATGGCTATTTATGATGGTCATGGTGTGCAGCATTTTTATTTTTCAAACATATTAAAATATGACCCCGATAGACTGAGAGCAGCATTATTATCTGATGATGGAGCTAATAACATTCATTGGGGCGACGATAGTATCGGTTCTGTAATTGATCAGTTGAATTTAAAAACCGAGTCCTTAAATGATGTGAATCTAGAATTGGACGGCAGGTTATCAAGGTTGGATTCTGAAATTGCGTATTCTAGTGATTTCAAATCATTGCATGAGTGGGCCAGTATAGACAAAAAACATAAAATCCTAGTTGGTGGAGAGTACGAAATTAATGAAACACTAATCATTAAATGCGAGTCATTATCAACAAATGGCACTGTTGTATTGAATGTTAATTCAGATATTAATGCAATTCAGCTGGGTCAGGAATCGCTATCATTATTAGGGACATTAAAAAACAATCTCCCTAAAAGCGCTATCTCTTTTGAATCGTACTCCAGTTTTTCAGATGGCGATACGATAGCTATTCTGGATATGGATAATGGTTCATATCACAAATCTAGAGATTATTATAAGAAAGGGGAGTTTTTTACTGTACGAAAGACGAATGGGGATACTGTTTTTTTGTCTAATCCGTCAAACGATGATTACAGATCGGGCTGCCATATTTATAAAATAAATGTATCTAATTTCAAAAAACTATCTGGTAACTTTATTATTAACAATAAGAGCGACAATATTGAAACTAGAAATGCAGCATTTCTAATAATACAGGCATTTAATGCCAAATTATCAAATTTAAAAATAGATGCAACTGGTTACTCTAGTGCGTTAATATTAAAAAATTGCAAATATGTAGACAGTGTAAACTTGAGCATTTCAAATAGATCTGACGGTTTTCAGTTATCAGAAACTGATTATGCTGTTTCTATATCAAATTGCGAATATGTAAACTTGAATGGATTTTTTCTGTCTGATAGGCATGCTGTTGCACACGGAGGTTCTGGACATGGTGCGCCTATAGTTAACCGGTTCTGTAATCATTCCGGGACATTTGCCACATCAGGTTTAGGGTTAGTTCAAGCCGCTGATTTCCATGCTAACACTGAAAACTGTTCGTTCAGTGGTTACATGAATGGGGTGTCATTGGGTGGCCATAATAATTCTATAACTAGATCTGTTATTGATATGCCAAATAATCTTCGAGATTTACCCGCAATTACAGGAGCTGAGATGAAATCGATAAATCATGACATATCATTTAATACTATTGCAACCAATGGCAATCCAGATTCCATTTATAGGGGGGTTATAGATTTTGGAGGAAACTCTCACTCATATAATGAATATTCTGATCGCAATGGAATGCTGAAAATAAACAATAATTACATATATTGTTTCAACGCTAAAACTGGAGTGAGGATCATTAATAGAGGAAGTCAAGCGACGACTGTTTTAAATCTCAGCAATAATTTTATTATCAATGATAGCAATTCAGTCACATCAATCAGGGTTGAAGTAGCAACTGGAGCTAATTTCAGAGCTGCTGTCATTACCGGCTGCGTTTTTACACCTGGCACAAAACCAGACATATCAGGATGTGATGAAATTATTAATTAG